GAACCCAACTCACCAACGTTTAGTATCTTGGCTACAACGTTATATGTATCTGGATATAACATCTGTTTAGGCATTTCCTCGATCGAGGGACCGTACCGACTCCACCATGTCAGATTCTTCTCTCGGGTGTAAAAGTCAGTCTGTTTCTTTAAATCCAATTCAAATTTTTCTCGATACCATTCGTTCATAGGCTCGTCATTAGGTTGCGGCAACCAAATTGTCGTAGCGGCACTCTGCTGGTATTTATTCTTCAAATCCCACATCGCGGCGTAAATGTGCTTACACCATTTAGGTTGATAATAAAATAAATTTGGATCAGAGTAAGACTCTTGTTGATAAGAAGGAATATTGTATATCTGATTAAGATAAATAAAACCAAAAGAACGAGCGTAACCTGGATTATCCTGCGCATTTACCACGCGGGGTGTTTGTTCAGGACCGGCGTCATAGAAACCGGGAGAAGTATTGAAAACACCCGTGTACGGATAGCGCATCTTCAGAGACTTTTGATACAAGTCGAAAGACTCGCGCCCCAAGAAATCGGGACAGCTGCACTGTGAACGCATCTCTGTTGTCAGAAACTCGCCAGGGGACGGAGGCCCTGAAGCAGGTATTGTCATAGAGTTAGCGTCGACAACACTCCAACTATTTTCAAGAGAGTGAGATAAAAACAGAGTGTTGAAAGTCGGCGTAAAATCCGGATCTTTGGGTACGCCGTCAAAGCCCACGGCGACGACCGTGTAGTTATTGAACCCAAAAAGCTTGTCTACGCCGCCGGCTGTGAATCTATTAGATAGGACTTCGCCCTTAAAAAAGGATATAGGAGCACCAAAAGTAGATGTAAGTTTGACGGCGTAAGTCTGTGGATCGTAATTAGTTACCGAATCTATAGCGTATCCGTAGTCTTTAAAGTTAAAAGAATCTCTAGGTCGAATTCCGACCATCCACATTTTGGAGTCGGTCCTCGTTGTTGGGTATAAAAAACTGAGCCCCGGAACGTAAACACCAGAACCAGGATCGTTACCTAAGTAGTATTTAAAACCGTAACCCAAACCGTCGTATGCTTGCTGCGCATACATAGACAGCTCATAACCACGGCGCCATCTAGTCCAGAGGGAAGCGTAGTTATAGTCACTCAGAACGCTGAAATCTTTAGTACCTACAGCGGGTCTAAAACGCCGATTAAAAGGTTGCGGTCGACTTAATTCGGAAGGTTTTTCAGCGCCGGAAATATCGGAAACAGATCGGATACCTGAGTTCGCGTTGAACTGACGAAACCCAAAGTTATCCGATCCTTTCCGACGTGACATAGCAGATCAATAGAATCCGCCTTGAGCCAAGATAGTGATGCCCGAAGGACTGAGACCGCCAGAAGCGCGGACGCCAGAAGCACCTGCAGGACCCACGCCGATGTAACCGGCACACAGGATGTAGCCCTTTTCGAGGTATAAACCCTCGTTTTTACCGATTTGAACAGGAGCGATCAGGTTAGTATCACCGGTGCGAGGAACCGGTGCCATCACAGCAGGTAACTGAACACCCAGCGGGTAACCAAAAGTAGAACCGCTCAGTCCGACTTCAAAGCGTCCGACCATCAGAGCAGCTGACGTGGAAGGAGCCGCTTGGTTCGGCATATAGACGTACAGACCAATATCAGCCGTACGAATGCCACTGTTGTCAGGATAATCTTCGTTGCTGACAATGGTAACGTCTTCAACGAGAGCGCCGTCTTCAGACGGAAGATCGCCCACGCGCACTAACTGGATCAAGTCCCCCAGGGCGGGGTTAATGGGATCACAAGTAGTAGTAGCGTTTGTAATACGCGCGCCCCGTAAAAAAGGACGATCTACAAGACAAGGTTGCTTGTTGGTGCTAGTAGAGGCCATTGTGTGCGCTAGATGGGGTTATCAGGCTAAACCCCGTAAAGGGTTGTCGGTTTTAAGGGGCGCAGGCTTGACTAATGCCGACGCCAATAATGCAGACGAATCTTCTTTAGACCCGCCAATACGCTCAAGAATCTTATTAAGCCGATCTTCGTCTTGCTGCTTAGCGATGTAGTCAGAGATCATGCGGGTAGCCATGCCTTGAGGAGCTGGCTCCATGCCTCGGATCCCTCGGATCATGTTTCCGAGTCCTTCAAGCAAAATACTGCCGCCGATCCACGCGTTGTTAAAGGGGCTGTCCAAACCGCCAGGTTTAGCGGGGCTGGGACTGGTGGAAGGTGCCAACCCCTCAGCTACGGAAGAGAAATCATTAATGCTATACGCCGGCGACTCAAATCCGCCGGCAATAGAAGTACCAAAGTCATACCCGCGTACGGGTACAGAATTAGAAAAATAGTCCGCCATGGATCAATCCTCAGAACAGGGGCATTTTTTCAAGGGTTTGGTACGCCTGCGGAGCAAGCGTGGCGTTTAAATCCGCCGCTCCTTGAGTACTAAAAGCAGCATTCATCGCTGCAGCACGCGCTTGACCGGCTGCGTTATTGGGCGTGTTGGTACCCATGGAAGTACCCAGAACAGCGCCTTGCGCCACGGGCATCTGTTGACTAGGACCGCGACGCTGCATTTGAAGTTGCAGACGGTAGGCAAGCTCGGGGTTAGCTTTTGCCCAAGTTTCTAAAGCTGCCTCGGTTTCAATGCCGACGGAAGCAGGTGCGCCCATTCCTTTAAGTGCGCCGATAATTTGTTCCGACCGGCCAGGAGCACCAGCGTAAGCCGCTTGAACACGGTAAAAATCACCAATGTTCTGGTACTGAGAAGCATCTTGACGGAGGCCCTGGGCTGCGTTTTGGATTGCTTGACGATACTCGGATTCTCGCGAATCCATAAGTTGCGGTACCGACCCAGCCCCCATGGAGCTACCGACGGGAGCTGCCGGAGCTTGCCCGCCAATCGGAGCCGACGGACCAGGAGCAAAAGGCGCTGCAGGAGCGCTAAGTGAACTGGGGTTGACGGTACCTGGGATTGCGTTGGTGCTACCAGCAATAGGTTGAGGGGCAGCCGTTAGAGGAGCACCAGTAACAGAGGGAGTATTGGCACCAGATTCAGGAGTCGCCGTGGGCACACCCAGCTGCGTTTCACCGGGCGAAGGGTATCGAGGTTGCAGCCCAGACATGTCCACGCCTGATCTCCGGAGTGCAATTCCGAGGGGTTCATGAGCAATAGGCTGTTCGGGTTGTTCTTGACGACCGGACATGTCCACGCCTGATCTCCGGAGTGCAATTCCGAGGGGTTCATGAGCAATAGGCTGTTCGGGTTGTTCTTGACGACCGGACATATAAGCAGCAAGACCAAGACCTCCTAAAATCCCGCCGCCGACGAAAGGTGCAACAGGCATCCGCAAGGAAGCAGAAGTCCCGCCAGCTGCGGCGGCCCCAGCGGCAGCAGGAGACGAAAAAATCTGACCTAGATCAACGGTATTGATTCCGCCCATAGCATTAGCTCGGGTCGCAATAGGAGATCCCTCAGGCAGGGCTACTCCACGTCCGAGAATTTCATAAACATTTACGGGTTGAATACCTGGTTCAACTGCAGAACCTGTCGTGCGTGCGAGAGCGCCCCCCCGACCTCCAGTAGATAAACCGGCGCCGCCTGCAGGGGGAGCCATACCGCCTCCAACCGAACGCGTAAGATCACCGCCCCGATTCAGGTATTGAGTGGGAGTTGTTTCCAGCTGCCGGATCAGAGGAGAGTCAAATCCCTCGGTGCTTAACAGTGCTTCCATGACGTCGTCAGCATTGACGCCACGCTCTGCAGCCGTGGTCTCGACGATGGAACGAATACGGTTATACCCTTCAGGGTCTCGACGCATCAGTTCTTTACCGTAAGCAAAGGCAGGTTCAGGAGCTTGCGGGGAACTTAAAATCGCATAGGGGCGGACAGTAGTGCTCGCGGGAATATCTTGAACTCGAACTATAGGTAAAGAACGTTGTCCAGGAGCAACACCAGGAGTACGAGCCGGAAGAGTTTCGCGAGGAACATCGGCTTGGGGATACCCAGCGCGACGAGGAATTTGTTCTGCAGGAACTTCGCGAGGGCCGGGAAGTTGCCGCTGAAATCTTCCAGTAGATCGATCAGGAGGAACGTTTAGACGCGGTTGAACGGCAGGACCAGTAGGTGCGGAAGGAGTAACGGAAGAGCTAGGTTGGATCGTTTGCCGAATTTGCCGAGGGCTCGGCGCATCCGGAATCATGTTATTGATCATCCGGAGCCCGCCTTCGACAAGCGCTCGGATGGTTTTTTCGTATGCGCTGTACGACATCCTAAAGACCTAGCCTGAGTTTATATTAGCGCCAATCTGCGTAGAAATACAGACGATCAGCACGAGATACATCAGGTGGGCCAGGAATAGCCTGAATAAATTCTGCGCCACTACGTTCAAATCTGTAACGAGATGCCACGGGGTCTTTGTAGTTGGCTACATACAGCATTTCTGCGAGCCTATTTGTCTCGTATAGATAGTTCTGCCGCCAGACTTTGGCTACTTCTGTTTTATCTTGAATATTAATCGAACGGTTTACATCGCCAAGAATTGTTTCTTGCCGGTTGGTAGCGCGACCAGCTGCAAGTTCTGTTAAGCGCTCAGCTTCCTCACAGCGCTCTACTTGCTGGATTATTTTGTCGTAATAAAATTCGCTCGGAATACTGTTGCAAGCTTCTAATAATCTAGAGTAATCACCCGCAGGTACAGTAGCGATATTATAACCTAGGTGATAAGTTACACGACTAAAGTTAAAGTCATCAAGTCTATAACCAAAAACCTGAGCAGGATTACGCGTTAACTGATTAACAGCAGCGTAAACTACTTCTCTTTTAGTGGCATCGGTAGTGTCAGGCTGAAAAACAACGCCTTGTTGTGCTAAATAACTTTGAAGTTGTTCTAGCTCTTGTTGTGTAAACTGGGCCACAACTACCGACGCCTACAGTACACCTATTGTACTCTTTATTTATTTAATCCAAGGATTATTCAACGTAGATCGCATCACTGAGGATTTCATCCCAGTTAATGTGTTTAATTTGACGGAGCTGCTCCAGTTTTGAAAAGCGCTCACCTGGCAGGGACATGCGCAACTCGATGATCTCGTTGGCGGTTTTAAGGCCCACGCCGGGAAGAATCTGCGTCAGTAGCTCGGGGGTAGCGCCGTTCAGGTTGAAACGACTTGGCGCAGGCACTTGGGGCTTAACAATCTGACGACCCCGTCGCGACTTAACAGGTTTTGCGCCCTGTTCTGAATCTGTATCTACTTCCTTTTGTTCGATTTGATTTTTATGCGCGAAAAAGACCTTCCCCGTGGTTTTAGACTTCACCATAAAGTACTCACCGTCATCATGAGTACTGAGAATATCTACTTTAACACCACTAGGTGTATAGGTGACGTCTTGAGGAACAGTGGCAGTCATCATAAAGATACGACTTTCGCAAAGTATAGGACAAAGTTAGAATAGAGGAAAGGTAACGAACCATGCCCAACCCTTTTAACTTACTTAGATTTGCAAATCAAGTACCTGGCGTAGGCAAAGCTTTAAGAGCTATATACGCAGTTGCTCCGGATGTAGGCATTGGGTTGCCCCTTGGACTCCTAATGTCTCCAAAAAAATCTCCAAAAAAAGAAAAAACAGCTGTACTAAACACAGCAGCAGAAGTTGCCACGTCGCTTGTACTAGGCGGAGCCGAAACAATTCCTCAGGTGACTCAATTAGCTACGGACCCAGGGATCCTTAAAGCGCTCGGGCAAGAAGGGCTCAGCAAAAACGAAATAATTCGAAATTTAAATGCGCGAGCTCGCACGATCAACCCCAGCATGTATACCGAGCAGCTGGTAGAACAAATTGTTGAAGGTCAGATCGACGCGGAAAAAGAACGGCTGATGCAGGAAGCCCGCAATCGCCTGCGTGGAACCGAAGTATTCCTGCCGACCTCAAGCATGATGCAGATGCGTTAAGGCAAGAAAAAACCCCTCCCGGAGGAGGGGTCCCCTACGCCGACCTGAGTATATCAGGAAGGAACGGTCGAAGTGTAGATGGTGGATTCCACCACGCCGCCGGGCTGGAGGGCCAGATCATCACGCTTAGGCGCGGTGTCGGGCACGATCCAACAGACTTCGCAGATAGCGAGAGCCTTATCCTTACCGGCAAGTCGACCGGATCGAGCACGAGGATCGAAAGTGCCGGAAGCCAGAGCCAGACCGGAAGCGACAACGCCGCCCAAGTTGCGAGTAGCAAACAGCCTCCAGGTGGTCTCCGCAGTAAGCGCAGACATCCTGCTGGCGTCGATGATGTTCACCGAAGCGTTGCTACCGTTCTCAATGCGGCTGTTAGCGCCGGTTACAGACACGCCAAACTGACCGGACACAACAGTGCCGTCGCTGCGAAGACCTTGGCTCACTGCGGGAACCAGGCTGAGCTGAGGGGTGGCGCTGCCGCCGCCCACGCCGCTGCTGATTACGTCGCCGCCATCAACACGCAGGGAAGCGCGGTACACAAAAGAACCTGAAGGCACCGAAATGCCGTCAGCGATGTCGGCGCGGACATCTTTGTGATAATCCGGGGAAGGGATGATCACAGTGGCACTGCTGAAGGGTTGGTTAGACCCGTTCAGACCAGAACCGTAGGGTTGAGCATAGGACTCAAGCTGGTTAACGGAACCGTTGGCCTGATAAGACAGATCAACATAACCGATTGCCTGTTGAGCAATCCAGCCGGGACGGAACACCACACCGACAGGACCGCCAATAGGCTGGTTAGTCAGAGTTTCGGAGGTTCCGTTTTCGTTGTTGAAAACAACGGACTTTTCGTCGTGCCAGTAACGCAGGACGTTGGTGTAGTTACCAGGATAAATCTTGGCAACTTGCACTTGATTAGGGTTAATCGCCATCGTTAGTACCTCCTATCAAGCGTTAAAGGAGTAAGCAACGGTGGCGAAATCAGCGTTCAGAAGTTCGAAACCTGCGTACAGGCTCCAAATCATCATGATAAAACGGCTGAAGTCGTCGTTGTTATTCAGAAGCACCTGAGCGTTGTTGCCGCCGATGCCGACGCCCACGCTCTGGGGACCGAAGAACATACCGATTGCACTCTCGTAAGACTTCGATGTGCCGCCGATGGTGGCAGTCTGACTCTGAGAGGGCATGTTGGTCGATTCGAAGAAGCGAACGCCTTCGAACACGAAACCGGTGGGCATGATGGGCTCACCAGCCACGAAGCTGGCTTGACCAAAGCCTTGACCCATGTAGATAGCAGCGTTGGGCTGCATACCGGACATGAGGGGGTTGATCTGACCGTTGCCAGGATAACGAGCCACTTCACGGAAGTCGCTGTTCTGACGCAGGTGCATCAGGAAGGTAGGATCGCAAACACAGCGATAGAAACCGTCCTGATAAGTAGGAACGTTACGCTTACGCAGGCTCTTCACCACGCGCAGCAGGTCGTCCTTCACGTCGAACTTGGCTTGTTCGGCGTTGGAGTAGGTCAGCGAACCGACGGCAAGATCACCAGGGTAGTAGTAACCACCTTGGGTGTCGGAAGCTTGGCCTTTGGAAACTGCTTTCAGGAGTTCGTTAATGAACACCCGGTCACGCCAACGACGATAGTCGTCGAGCAGAGTCAGCGAACCGATGGACTGGTGGAAAGCGGTGAGGTTACCGGTATCCAGCAGCAGGCGCTGTGCAGTGATCAGGGTTTCCCGAGCAATCTTAAAGGTGCTCGGCTGAGTGGGATCGGACGGATCAGCAGGACCGGTGTACTCCTTAAGAGTCACCAGCACTTTGTCCTTCACAATGTTGCGGCTGTTAGCAGTACCGATGGTCTGCTCTGCAGTACGCTCACGGGATTCCTTGCTGCCGGGGTTACCCCAGAAGCGATAACGATCAAGCTGAACGGTCTGGCCGGGTTGTTTGCTACCTGTAATGCTTTAATAAGCACCGAGAGGCTCTTTATCCTCTCGTAACATCAACTTAAGGGCGTTGATGAGTAGACTATATCTTCACCCACAGCAGGATTTTCCTCTGTTTGGGTGCTCCGCACTCGTGTCACCTTATCGGCTTCTACAACAAAGTTGTTGCGGTCAGCCTCGCTCCATTTTGACTTTCCTCGATTAGTTCGAGTGTCATAACGGAGGTCAAATTTGTATTGCATAGCTTTACAACCATAAGGCTTAAGTGCTTCTACAAAATTCCTAGCGTTTGTTCCGTTAGCACGAAGATTCCACAAATTTGGATTCTTTTTAGCTGAAGGTACGCGAGGAGTTAAAGAAGCTCCTGTAAGACTTTCTATCCAATCTGATACCGTCAAAGCAGTATCATAAGGGACGTATAAAGCCAGCTCTACAATGCGTTCCCTAATGTAAGGTTCCCCGGTTCGCGTAGATTGGCCACGCTTTCGCAGGTGTAAGTTCCCGTCGTCCATGTACAGAACGGCAAGACCCTCTAAACCAATATCCCTTAGGAAAGTAGCTGTAAAAACTTTCTTCCCTTGAGGATACAGTTCCCTATAAATAGGTACTAACAGCTCGTTCTGATTAGACCACCACTGACAGGAAGGAAAAGTTCCGGTCTGGCAGTCAGACTCGCGATCCTTTATGGGCTGTTTAATACCCAGAATTCGGTTTAAGCGCCCCACTTTCCAGCGAAGGAACTCAAACTGTTTTCTTGAATGGGCTATGTGGAGACTAGGGTAAGTAGTCACCTGCCGTAAATGGCCGTCACCCAAACAAACCCCTTTTAAAAAGGAGCGATCGCTACGAGAGAGCATTTGAGCAGTGTTAGTCGTTGAACCTTCCAACCATTTCTGATTGGCTTGGCTGCTGATTGGCCTCCCTTTCGGGTCCGGCGTTCCAGCAATTCACGGAGTTTAACCTAAAGGCTTTCACCTAAAGGGACTCTAGACCCATGGGTCCAAGTCATGCACCACAACCGGCTCTGCAGCCATCTCTACAACATACGCTGGGTGCGGACGGTAGAGCTCTGCGCCGAGCAGCTTCGGAAAATCATTGTCGACGAACAAAGCGTCAACCTCCGAAGAACTACATACGTAATCTAACTAGAGAATCAATAGATTAAAAGACCCTTGTCTCGTTTTTAGCGTTAACCTAATTTACGGCTGAGATTACGTACGCTCTCTGGCAGTTGGTAGTAAATGGAGCCATAATTGGAAACATATCTGGCCGCACCGCCGCGATACATGAATCTAAAAGGAACGGACATAAGCCCAGGTTCTTCCGTACGAACTGTCTGCGTATACGTCTTGCAGTACACCGGCGGGTTATAAACCCACTCAGATCGATTAGAAGTTCCCAGCGGACCTAGCGAATTGGTAAGGATGCCTCCTTCGTATCGCCCGTGGGTGACGCCGCCGCCGGTTATGCCTTGCTGCCCTGTGTTACCAGTTGGCGTATTGTACGGATCATATACTTGAGAGTCGGGTGCAGAGCCTCCAAAGTACGTAAATTTTCCTGCGTCCCGGACGCCATAATCCGGTCCGGTAAAAGTCTGAACTTTACGACCGGCAATCGTATTAACAGTGACGGGCCGGTAACCCTGGTACGAGCTTAGAACACCGCTCGGTGCGTAATCGATGTTTTCGTAGTCAGTCCAATACCCAGAGATCGCCGCAGGAACTTGCCGCCACGCGGTCGAATACGTACCGCTGTAGCTAGGTGAGCCAGCGACAATCCTGCCTACGTCTGCTCCGGTATCTTGAATACCAGAACTGACTACGACATAACCTTGATGAGAGGGTCCGGTCTGTACCTGATGAGGCCCAGAATCATAGTTGTAATTTCGATACGATATATACATTTAAAGCAGCCAGAGCTGCCTTAATTCTAAGCGGCGGGGGTGTTATCAGTCGGAGCGTCGACAGCGATGTTATCAGTCGGAGCTTCAGCAGGGATTCGACTGTCAAGGGCACGAATATCGCTGCCGATTAAGGTTATATCCCGAGCGTAATTAGCTTTAAGCTCTTCGAGTTCTTTTTTAAGCTGCTCGACTTCGGTATTCTCTCCGCCACGGCGGCGACCAATGGAGTTGGGCACGGATTACTTACCTTTGTTCTTTTTGTATTTTACAGCTTTTTTCTTCGCTTCCTCGCGGTTTTTTACACGCTCAGGAAGCTCACCTTTAGTCTTCTTTTCGTACTCATCTACCTTAGATTTAGAAATTTCACCTCGTTCCTGCATGGCATAGAATTTACGCCTTTGAGCTTCTGACTTAAAAGGCATCGTAATAAATGGTTTTTAACAGTCTACTTAATAAAAAACCCCCGTTGTCCAGACGGGGGTAAAAAGACTCGTCCACCATGCGAACGGTGCTTTACACCGTTTAACTAACTCTACCTCAGGCTTGATCCAAGAACAACAGTTTGGCTCGCAGAGACTCAGGAGACATGTTGTTCAGGTAACGCCAAGCTTGATCAGGAGCTTGGTTCATAACCTGGCCAAACTGTTCCCACTGCGCGTTGGGGTCTTGAGTACGCTGACCGCCGGTAGCAGCGGCAGGCACAGCAGGCACCTGATCGTAGTTGGGTGTATAGGACTGCTGTTGGAGAGCAGTGCGAGCGTTATCGGCAGCGATCTGTTCGTCGGTGCGAAGATCGGTGGGATACACCTCGGTGAAGAACCGGTTGGTGTAGTCAGCCAGATGATCAGGATCAGTCAGAATCTGCTCCATAGCCATGCCACGGGTGGCAATTTGCTCCAGAGTCTGATGCTGTTGGATCAGCGCATCCTCCAGGGTGGTGGAGTACTGATTCAAGATCGCAGGCGCTTCGAGGCCGAAGTGGTTAACGACGGCGGCGCTTGCTTGGCTTAACTGCGGCTCCTGCGCCGTAGAAGTCGGCGAGGAAATTGGGGTCGTATAGACGCTGTTGGATAAGGTCGGCTGAACCGTAGGGGGTTGGTAAGCCCAGGGCTGTTGGGCCTGTAAAGCCAGATTGCTCTGTTGAATATCCGGCGCCGCTACCTGGGGCTGCGCTAACGATGCTGTCTGGCTGAGGGACGGGGAGAGCCGGGAGACGATCCGGTCCAGGCTGCCCAGCGCTGCCTCCCATGGGTTGCTCGGGGAGGAGGCTGACGGAAACTGGCTGGACTGGCTGTTGATAGAAGGGACCGTAGCCAGTTGTGCCGGCGACGGCGCTTGGGCTGTAGTTGCCGAAGCTACCGCCGGGGTAGGGGTTTGCGCCACCCACTGAGGGTAGACGGTTGAGCCCATATCCGGGGAGAAGGCCGCCTGGGGCGCCGCTACTGCCGGGGAGACCGGGCTCGGGGTCGAAGCTGGGATCGCTTGGCTCATAGCTGCCCGAGTAAGTTAGTTCTTGCGCGAGGTGATCGAATGTGCGGTAGAGGAGAGGCGTTATATTTAACCTCGGATCTGCCGCTAAGGGCTGGGTCGGCGCAAGAGGGTGCGGCGACTGCATCAGCTGATTTAATGTTAGCAGGAAATTTTGTAGTGCGGCTTGCGTTTGTTGAATCATTCTGAAGGGGAAACCCTTCAACATTTCCGCTCGTTCTAAATCACTTTTATCTGGGAACAAGTAACGCAGCGCTTCCACGCTGTCAACACCTAGCTCCTGAAGATTTCGAACAACGATCGATTTCTGGTTGATGTCGTAAGCGGTGTCTTCATAAACATCGCCTTGGAATCGATACGTTACTTCTCTATCTCCGTCTGGCGGAAGACCAAAAACTCCACCAGGTACTTTGTTTTCAGAGAGGGCCGTTTGAATAGCAAGATCTACATCCTGCTCGTACTTAGCCAGCTTCTTTTGATAACGTTCCGCTGCTTCCGGAGTTTCTTCTTTTGGCTCCTTGGGAGGAGTCAAACCCATGACAGAAATAAAACTCTCGCGGAAAACCTGCTCCTGGTGGTAAACAATCATTTCCAGCAGTCGGCAGAAGCCGTAGCTCAAAAAACTCTTATTTTTACGAAGAGCAGTCGCTTGAGCACGACCCATAAGGCCCTTAATTTCCGTCGCAGTGGCACCGGCGCTAATCGATATTTCGTCAACGCCGCCGAGTGCGGTTCGAATTTCTTCTCGTAGTAACAACGCATATCGATTCATGTCCCCGTTTACGGGGTCAGGGGTCATGTAACCAACCCGATCCGACGGCTCTACGTTGGCAATAATTCGAGGAACTCGAAGACCCCCGATACCAGACTGCGATCCGAACGGATCTGAGACCCTCGTGGAAGGAGAATCTAAACCGCCAAATCCGCTTTGACTGCTGATCGTCGGACGGAAGTTACGATCGGTATCACTCGCCTCCACCAGATCACTACGCGGACGCGAACTGATCAGAGTCGGATTACCAAAGAACTCAATGTTCTTGGCAATATTCTGCATCATTTGATCATGCAGAACGATCTGCTGCATGAACGGCTCGAATTCACCTTCGCCTTCGGTACCGCTGGCGTTCGGCTTGTTTAAAACCTCCACGGCGGGGATAAACCCCAGCGTATTTGGCCGACTATTGCGCGGAGTAATGACAGAGCCTGGCTCTAAGTCAAAACTCAGCTCCGTGTCGGCTTCGTACTCTGTGATCGTCTCGGCCGTAATTGAGATACGGACGTACCTCTTGTTCTGCCCGTAAGTATTTGAAGGCAGTCCTAAATTGCCGTTTTTAACTTTGTACGAATAAAGGATTACGACTTCTTCAATCTCTCCGTTTAGATCGTGGTAAACCCGATACTGGTTTTTGTTAAAAAAGTAAATCTGATACTTCAGCTTGGGATCGGGTCTGAAATAGAAAAGACCCGAACCGTCAATCAAAAAATTCCGAACGATAGCCGGGAAACGGATATCAAGTTTATTAAGTTTTATCAGATCATCTAGAAACTTACTACGAGCTTTATACGTATCTTGTTCACAGTAAAAAAACAGACCCTTCTTGATCATAAGAAGGGTCATCTGCTGCACATGACTCAGTACCACCATCGTGGCGGACTGCTTTGAGCGATCCTGAGTCCGAGCTGCCTCCAGAATCTCACTGAATCGTCCCCGGACGCTTAAAAGATCTGCAGGCATTTTACAAAAACGACGTTATCAGGAGTCCGGAAGAAGGTACTCCTTCACTCGTTCTAGTTTAAACAATTCTGGCGGTAAAAGATCATGCGGATACGAGGTCAGCAGATGATCTTTGCGACCGAGCGGATCTGTGCCACCCGCCTCCGCTTTGTAATTATCTAAATAGCTCAGCATCTCCTCGCTGTACGCAGGAGCATGAGCATTTGGAATGTCGTCATAGCAGTGCGAGAAAGACGTCAGTTTGCGCTTAAGGCGATCAGGCCCTCCCATCCAACTAAAATGCCATCCTGCATCACAGTCTCCTACCACAAGATCGTTGGGGTTCTGGCGAATCTCCGAAAGAGTTTGATCTAGATGATCGTGAAGAACGACGGTCCCGCAGGTCCAGTTGGTCGGGGGTTTCGTCTTATCCCCGTCCGGGCTCATAACACGAAGATCTGCCCGCCCGTACATCATCGGCATAGAAAGACGCACACAACGTGCAGGATCTTCTTTAGCGAGCTCTACAGCTTCTAAAAGAGCAGACGGCTTAGGAATCTCGTCGACATCAGAGAAGAAGAAGACCGAATCCGGCGGCGTCATCCGCATACCCACGGCAAGAGCGTCGCGCTGAGCGTATTCGCGGACCCAAGGGTTAGGAGCGATATCCGGCGGCGGCAGTTCGACGTGCAGCACCTGAAGTTTATCTTCAGGCAGACCGAGTTTTCGAATCGTCTCTAAACAAGTGAACGGTTTTTCGTCGCCCTTAAAAGTCCGGTTGGCGTCGGTAATGATGAAGCCGTCAACAATATCTTTAAGAATTTCTACGCGAAGTTCGAGCAGCTCAGCTTCGTTGAAATAGAGAAAACAATCAAAGAGCATGGAAGGCCGAAACGGGCCTGCACAGCTTAGCAAGATTTGCTATAAAAAGCACTCACCAGCTCCGACACGCCCAGTAGCGAGCTTTTAATTTGCTTCCGGGATTGTCGCAGTTATGTCTGGCCCGGAAGTTAGCGCGTCGCTCAGGAATATGTTTTTTGATCGTCATGTTCGGGTCACCAAAACGTACTAAACGTACCTGATCCCCTTCTTTAGCAGCGACCGCAAATTTCTTACCGCCGCCAGAATCGCGACGAGGTTTGTTGTACCCGTCAAACACTTCTCCGGCAATACGAATCTTGGCCATCAGCTTTTGTTCTTTTTCTTAATGTACTCGGAAGCACGACGACGAGCTTCTTTAGCTTTTTCAGTATTGGGCACTTGAGTATTCACAGGTTTGTTACCAGCCGTGGCACGTTTCTTTTTTTCATCCGTGGCGCGGCGCTCTTCATCGCTCATTGAAGCCCACGCGGACTTAGGCAGATATCGCTCGGTTCGACCTTTTTCTCGCGCTAAATCAGCCATAACTAGGACTTTTTGCTTTTTTCGTATTCTTCACGCGTCTGCCAATCTTCTTTGCCCCAGCGACTTAGCTTGTTTTCACTAGATTTTTTACCTTCGTATTTGCCGCCCGCTTCCTTGTAGTACTTAACAGCCAACTGCATAGCCCGCGCTGAATGCCCACCTAAGCGCTTGCGAGCTTTAGCTTTTGCGGCGGCCCATTTTGCAGGGTCTTTTTTCTTTGCGACTTCAGACACTAGCTACTGGGGTTCCGTTACCCGGAGAAACAGGAATGCCGGTTTGAGGGCCACGCTTCGATGCGGCCTTTCGAAGCAGTTCGGCCTTCATGGACTCGGTAGGGTCTTCAGTCGGCGAAAACTCATCTTCGTAAGTGCCGTACGGACCATACTGAGGGGGAATAGGCGCATTAGGTGCTTCTTCGCTCACTTGATTTTCATAGTCGTCACTTCGCATTGCTGCTCGTTGAGCAGTGCGTTGACGACGCGACGCTAACTCCTGGGCGTTAAATGCCTTGGTGAAAAAGTCGCCGGCTTCGAGAAAAGGGTCTGCCATATTTACAGTTTACTACATGCTTCCAATTTGCTGCGCCACGAGTGCTTTAGCTAATAGATCAGATTTTAAAGCAGACATAAAATCAGATGAAACAGCACCTTTCTTTTGCAAGGAACTAAGAATATCATCCGCATCTAAACCTGCGCTTTCGCGAAGATTTTTGCCTCCGCCAAGCAAAGAGATTAAGCTGGAGTAATCAGTGGCCATCAGTAGAGCACAAAAACACCAGGGGCGTTACCGCTGATAATAGCTGTACAAGAAATAGGAATAAGCTGATTCCCTGAAAGATTACTAGCCGTAGCTTTTTGACCGGGAGCGTCAGCAAGCTCGACAGTCAAGTAAGTTTTAGCGGCGGCAGCATCTGCTTCGATAAAAACAGCACGGCATGAAGGAAAATTAATTAGGCCACTGCTAGGAACATGTCCAAATCCACTGGAATACGGCAGAGCTGCCGTTTGACCGTAAACAGAACCGAAAGCCCTTACGTCCACTACTTAATGATTCTCTTTGTTTGATTCTAACTCACCGATCAAGCACTGAAGATACCAAGCCGCTTTTTTCAGGTCCTCCACGCCGTTTTTAAACTTGTACCGCCAGACGTATTTAGCGATATTGCCGTGGCAGTAGTCCCTAAACCCTTCAGGACCTAGTTGAGCCTTCAAAGCATCGATGCACTCAATAGCACCTGACGTATAGTGCGTAGGATGATTGACGTTGTCCATAAAAAATCAGATCTGAAGCATTTTATCGCAGGTTATGAGCTCTGGCTGCGTTTTAGCCAGCTCTATTGAGTACTTGGTGTCGTCGTGGGCTAACAAACAACAAGGATGCGGTTTATAAACACCGTTTTCTTCAATCACTGGGATGCAGCGACGGTGCTCATAGCCAAAAGGGACGTCCTCAAACGCTAAACCCATAGAACTTCGGTCGGCAAGGGGCCAATTTCGAAAACCGACGATTTCGACGCTCTTTGCCGGGTCCATACTGCCGCTTTTCACGTATTTGACTGCGTCAAAACTATCCAAAATCATCGCAGCGTAATAAGGACTTGCAATTTGGGCAAAAAACTTGATTTCGCGGTCGATAACGAGCAATTTCTTTACGTCAAAGCCTCGTTCTGACCAAACATTGGGAGTTCGCTTGGTTAAAAAGTACCGATAGTGGTTATCAAACGGTATTTTCTCCCCTTCAAAGACTTCATACCGAATAAATCCTGGTTCCAACCCGTATGCAGCCAATCGAGGCTTCCAACGCATCCAATACTTAAAGTGTTCCCAAGTAATCAGCATGTCATTTTCTTGATAAATGTAATAATCGTACTTGTAATTCATACAAGCCAGCACAAGATCGTTTTTATGCGCCCACGTCAAGCCCCAGCCCTCATAACTGGAGCCGGCAATAACGATATTTAACTCCAATTGCTCCCGAAAAGGCCGCAATAAGTTAGCTAATTGATTCGCATCATCCTGAGCTTCATTATTTATGTAGATAAACACAGAAACTTTAAGGTCGTACTCTGTATAAAGCTTCAAAACCTTGAGCAGCTTTTCGACCCGAGCCAGCGGATTGTGCGCCGCAATCGCGACCCAAAGAGTTTTATCGGAAGTCATGTCAATACTCAACTGAAAAACTGCCCCGACGCTGTAAGAAAGTGATTAACCAAGTGTATGCGTCCAATAAATCGTCATGGGCTGTAGCACCTACATTAATCAACTGATCGAAGAGCGCATCGAACTTGCGATATTTGTTAAAGACGACTTTCTGGTTCTCCAAAAGACCAAGCGTGCCTCTAAAACGAGCAATTTTATCGCCCCTGAACCCTTTAACTTCGTGAATATGAAGGTTACTGAGGCCCCTTTCGTTCAGAAGAACTCGCCGGAGATCCGCAGCAAGGCTTGCCTGATATGCCACGGATTCGACAACAAGCGTCACGGTGGAATACGTCGGCTGATACTCACCGTTGTACTTAGTTAGGATGCCCCACTCAAGCAACATGTCGCATAGAAGGTCTATTTTTTCAAGGTTTCCTATAGAACGACACTGATGCGCATCAACGATATAATACTTATCTTTTAATCGGCCCCCTAGAACAAAAGCTGTGTAGTCCGAAGTCTCATTTTTGCTTGCTGAAAGGTCGATGCCGAGGGCCAAACTGTCGAATTCGGTCGCCACGTCACCTTTAATCAACAGATCCGGGGAAACGACAAGGTCGCTCGTGGCCACAGGTTGCTGCTGATACTGAAAACAGAAAGCAACGGGATCAAGTTCTTTCTGCTGCAATAGGTAGTCAACAGACCATTGAGTCTGCCAGTAACTTTTGGGCTGACCCTTATCGTCGTACGTCAGTGCCTCTTGAGTTACTTGCTTCCACCCTTTCTCCGGAACGAACATTGTCTTGTGGATGTCGAGCGGATGAAATCGCGTACCCAAGCAAATAGATCGACCGCCCTCAAACACAATAGGAGCAATAACACTACTCCAGTTATTATTCATCTCCTCACGAATCGTAGGATTCTTGATATCAGCTGAACTTTTTATAGGGTCATCGATTAACACTAAATGAGCTCGTTTAGACGTAATACTACCGCGTAGTCCTGCTGCCCTTAGAGTAAATTCTTCATCACCTAATCGAGGAATACCGGCGTAGTCGTAATCAATCGACCAGCCGATATCCGATTGCATTCCTGGCTTGAGTCGACATGTCGGAAAAATTTTACGAAATTCTGATGAGTCAACGATCTGTCGAATAATCCGTGATTTAGGGATAGCTGTAGCAATGTTATAACTCACGTAGATAATCTGCAAAGGTCTTTTTGCAGCAGTATGACGTCCTATACACCATGCCGTAAACATATTGAGAACGGTCGACTTAGCCGAACCTCTCGGTGCTAAAATATCAAGATTAAGACCAGCAATATCTAATAAGTACTTGTTGCTTTCGTTTGTTACCAAGTGCTCGTGCCATTCGAGCATGTGAGGCGCGGGGGGCTTGTCTAAAAGCGTACAGAAAGTATGAAAGTCATTAGACGCTTTAGTATAAATAGTTTCTATTACGTTACTATCGCCGGCTTCGATCGCTTTAAGTGCACGTAGTTGGGCGCCACGGCGGTAGGCAAAACTCTCCCTACTAGGCATGTTGATAAACTGATAGCGCTGTTATAGTGATTGTACTCGATTCGCCGAGTTTGCATGTCGAAAATCCTTTGGTATGGCGATGCTTGTAGTAATACAGGCTTTGCAAGAGTAACACACAGCGTACTAGATGTTCTTAAGAACGAACATGAAATCGTGGTGATGGGGATCAACCACACGGGTGATCCACACGATAAACCATACAAGGTATATCCAGCCTGCCCTGCAGGCTCAGGCGATCGATTCGGTATCGGCAGAATTCCGGAGATCATAGAAAAAGAAAAACCAGACGTAATTATCTGCCTGAACGACATCTGGGTTGTAAATCAGTTTTGGGAACGCTGTCAGTTCTTGAAAGATCAGATCGGCTTTAAGTTCATCGCGTACTTCCCGGTGGATAGCGAGAGCTACTTCCCCGACATGCTGCGTCATATCAAGCACTGGGATCTAGCAGTCACCTTCACTGTTCCCTCTGCCGAGCGTGTCATGAAGTGCGGCGCAGATGCTCCGCGACTCGCTGTGCTCCCCCATGGGGTTGACACAGGTCGGTTCTACCCGATGGACAAAGTTGAAGCTCGCAAGCGGATCGGTATTCCCGAAGATAAATTCGTCGTTCTTAACGCGAACAGGAACCAACCGCGTAAACGCATTGACCTGACGATCAAGACGTTCGCCGAGTTTGCGGTCAACAAACCCGACACCATGCTGTACCTGCACATGAGTACGAAAGACATGGGCTGGGATATTCTGCCTCTCTTTAAACACGAGATGCAGCGCCGTGGTCTGGATGACGCCAATCGACTGATTTTGACTTCGGCAAACATCAACTACCTGAGCGCACCGCCGGACGAATTGCTCAATACAATTTATAACGCCTGCGACGTCGGTATTAATACATCCGATGGAGAAGGCTGGGGTCTTGTTAGTTTCGAACATGCGGGCTGTAAAAAACCGCAGGTTGTTCCGCACCACACAGCGTGCCAAGACATCTGGAAAGATGCGGCCGAACTTATCCCCATTTCCACATGGGTTGTGGATAAAGATCTTGGTGTCGAACGCGGTCTGATCAACGTGACGCAGGCGGCTCGGATCCTGGACGATTTGTACCACGATTTACATACGTACAACGAAGTGGCTGAGGCGTGCTATAACGTCACTCAGCGTCCGGAGTATCGCTGGGAATCTATTGGTGCTGGGTTCAGTGCCGCCATCAAAGATCTGGGGGTTTGATCATGCAGTCTCAGACTCGGTATTACCATTTGTATAGCGACGTAGTCCATCCGACTAAGTCAACGGGTGACGGCATCCCGACGGTCTACGAGCAGGCAGAAGCTCTCGGCGGAAAATTCACTCGAATTGTTAAAGGTTTGCCGAAAGATCACGTCGCTAATTTCAGCCCGTCAATCGTCCGATTCAACGGTTCGCTGTACATCGCGTGGCGATCTCAGCCCGAAGCTTTTGGTTTTAGATACGACAACAAGTACTTTTATTTGAACGGGCAACCCAACGAGCTGTATTTCGGGATGTTGGGGCCGGATGATGCCTCGGTCATTGGCACCAAAAAACTCCGCCCCAAAAAACACCGGCTTAGTTACGAAGATCCGCGTCTATTTGTAGGTCCCGACGAAAATCTGTACGTACAATTCGTAGCTTCGACGTACGCTAGTAAGTACGATTCCAATCCGAAAAAACTGTTCTCGCAGCCAAAGGTCATCGTCTGCTGGCTGAATGAACAATTCGACGCAGTCAGCGCTGCAATACCGCCGATCGGTAAGAATCTTACTGTCGGAGCGGCTGAAAAAAACTGGGCGTTCTTTAGTGCGAACGACGAGCTGAACTGTCTGTACTCCACACGGCCTTTAGTTGTTGAGCGAGAGTCAGGTAAATCGACCAAGCTCGACACAACAGCGCTAGATAAAGCTACGCAAGGGTGCCCTACTTTTAATTCGACAGCACCTATTGACCTTGGGTATTGCTATCTAATTTTTTATCACTGGAAGCACATGACGTGCACACCAGATGGTAAGCCTTACCTCATCTACCACGTCGGTGCTTACTTAGTGAATAAAGACTTCACTAAACTGACCTACATGACTGAGGAACCCTTATTTACGGGTTCCTTGAATGACCGCGTGATCGAGTGGACGGACGCCTTCGGAACTCCCATTTCAAATCAGCCTGCGGTTATTCTCCCCTTCGGTGCTTTTGTTGAAGGCGATCAACTCGTAATGCCCCTTGGGGTTAACGATGCCTTCATGGGCATCTTCCGTACTAAACTAGAGCATATTATGAAGCGTATGAGCCCTGTGCGTTAAATATTTTTGTGCTACAGTAAAAACCCCGGCGGAGCGCTAACTCCCCGAGGCGTGATCAACCTACACACACTAGGCCGATGCCTAATCATAGACCATTGCCGGCGTTTGAACGCCTGCACGAGCTTCTTGAAATCGTCCCGATCGCCGAGTCTCAATACGGGACTCATTCGGGACTGATCTGGAAAGTACGCAGGAAGGGGACAAAAGGGATTGGCAGCGTGGCGGGATCGCCGAAGCCGCATCCGAAGGACCCCGCTCGGATAGATTGGAAGGTTATGATTGATGGTACGAATTATTTCGCATCGCGGATTATCTTCATGCTGATGCGAGGGTTCGACCCTGGTGAGCTGACGATTGATCATGAAGATCAAAACTCACTCAACAACAACGTCTGGAACCTCCGGATCGCCGATCACGTCCTGCAAGCCAACAATCGGAAGCAAGGATCCACCAACTCAAGCGGCGCCACGGGAGTCAGCTGGAATAAAGATAGAGGGAAGTGGCGGGTTCAGCTTAGATGCGGCAGCAAAAATAGGTTCCTCGGCCGCTACACTTGCCTGATCGAAGCCGCTCGTGTGTGGAACAATAAGGTCATCGAACTCGGATTCGATACACTCGGCAAGCCTCTCAACGACCTTGAGGCCCTATCGTGCAGCTGCGGTTGTTCAATTAAATCTTAGGCCTTCTCCTCAAGTTCAATCGTACTCCATACTAATACAGCAGCTTCATCTACAAGTTGCTGTAACCCAGGCTGCCCGTCCAAGGTGTTGATCAATTCGCGAATAGTACGATCGGCGCCGGCAAGAATCAAGCCGCGCCGGTCTAAACCATCTGCAATAGATCGTACAGCTTGAATGTGGCTACGAAGTTCTTTCTGAACCGCTGAAATTTTTGTCGCCGCTGATGCAGGGTCGAGCATTTGATTTTGTACCATGTCCCGTACATTTCTGATGTCAATTTGTAAGTCATCAATCTCACGGAGTAATACTTTACGGAGATCTTCTTTGGGAAATTTCTCCTGAATCCACGCCGTCAGGTCTGCGATGCTGCCGGTGTAACCAGGACGCAAAAACCTGGCGTATAAATAAGCTTCAATGTCACTCGTCGTATTCTTCGAATAATGAATAAACGCATCTTTGTTCGACGCGTCAAGCGAAGCTAACCACGCGGCAACCGTGGTTGAATCCCCGATTGTCGATTTAATCACGCAAAGCCTCCGGCGCCAAGAGCGGCGCCCCGAGCTTCACGACGCATCGCTAGTTCTTTCTCACCCTGACCTTTAAGGAGCGCAAGGTTTTTACCGATATCTAAGTTGGCTTGCGTCTGCGCAAGAACCTGTGCGTTACGGGTATTAGCGGCGCTAGTCCCTACGTCCGTAATACCTTTAGCTAAGTTAGTGTATTGCAGACCCAAAACATCTGCGCCTTTCTTAGCTAAATCAGCTTGAGTTTCACCGCCAAGAAGTTCTAAAGCGGTGCGTCCTTTAGCCGCCAATCCCTGCTGCCCGATCGCCTCCTCGGCGAATTTCATCATGGGACCGGTTAAAGCACCCGCCATTTGAGACTCTTTAGAGCGAGCCCCGGTAAACATGTCGTAAACAGATTGACCGATAAGATTAGTCTGTGCGGCTTCAGCACCCAAATAAGGGGCTAAATTCGCCATTAACTCCTGACCCGCGTAAGTAAGACGCGTATTAATTGGAGCTAATTTTGTATACAGACCCTGAAGTTCGGTTTGTGCGGCTTGGGCTTGTGCTTGCGAATTTCCGCCAATAGCGCTACCTAAGAAATTAAGTCCTGCGTTGGCGAGCATAAAAGGACCGAGACCGGCCAAAGCTCCGGCCCCAGCGGCTGCTCCTCCTGCTGCGCCTGCGTTGATTGCCCCTAAGGCTAAAGGTGCCATTGCCATTGGATTAGCCCTTCCTTACACCAATGTTACTAAAAGGCTGCATAGCAGCCGAAAGCGTAGAACTCAATGCAGACGCACTAGGCGGTGCAAAGGCTGCGACAGTCGCCGCTCCGAGACCAGTGGCCATAGCTGCGTTAGCGTTGTACATCGCAATCTGCCGCTCTTTCCACGCGTCAATGTTTGCTTTCTCAATATCGCGTGCGTACCGAGCTCGCTCGCCCTGACGAGTTAACTCAGAAGTTACAATCTGAGACTTCAGAAGATTCTGAAGCCGCATCTCTTCAACCTGACGAAGCCGCTCGGGATCGCCAAGTTCCTTTAAATAGTTAACGAGGTCCTCAACAGTCTTGTCCTGCTGCTGCGGAATCGTAGTCCCCGAATACGGAGCCGTGGTCGGAGGCAGCGTAGTCGAAGGCGGAGGCGGAAGAGTAGGTGCCGGAGGTGCAGTTCCAGGAGTTACAGTTCCAGTAGCAGGAGTAGATGCTCCGGCAGTTTGTTGGGGAGGTTTCGCGGCGGGACGTGCCTTGTCGGGATTAAACCCCTCCATGTAAGAAGCCTTGGCGTAAATCTCCGCCGGCGTCTTAGATCCGGTCATCCGCTCAAAAGATTGCGGATCCTGAACCATGCGGCCAAAACTTTCAGGGCTCTGCCAGCCCATAATAGGGCCGCCCCAAAGAACGGGCCTGCCATCCATAATTGCGAGCTCTCCGCCACCACGCATCCAACCTGCCGGATCGAGCAGAGCTGCTCCGTATTCAAAAGGGCCGCGAGCGTTGATGTTTGTCATGTCAGGGCACCTGGGTGGCGAGTTGCTGCAGCACAGAACTCTGAGCAAGGTTCTGTGGAGCAGTCAGATTTTGAATAGCAGTATTTAACAGACCTTGTGCTGTCGAGTACCCGGACTGTACTCGTTGCCGCTGAATGTCGCCAAGCGTAGAAAGTTCTTGCCGTTTAATCCCACCGCCAACTTCTAGCTCAGCTCGCTTGAGGTGGGCACCCAATTCCATCTGCCGGATCGCAGCGCTGATCTGCCCCTCTAAAGCTTTCAGAGCACGCTCACGAGCACCGAGCTCTTCAAGTTCAGCGCTGCGTCCGGCCCGAATCTGACCATAAACATCCTCGGCCGACGGACCAGCGTCAAGACCAAAGAACCGACCAAAACGCTGACGAGCTCGTTCCTGTTCAATCAGACGAGGAATCAGATCCTCGCTAAGAATGGCCTTAGAACCGGGGGCGTCAGAAGTCTCAGGAAGCTTGCCGCGAAACGCAGCAACTAAATCCGGAAGTGCCGCACCAACCGCCGAGCTTAACAAAGGTGCGACGATATTCTGCCGGTTAAATCCAGGAGGCGTAGCGGCGGCAGATAAATCAGGACCCGCAGTCTGAGACTGTAAAACACTCTGGATAACGGCAGGAGCCACGCCGGCAGCGGTCAGCTGCGTGACTAACTGGACTAACCCACCTGCGGCGGGTGCAGCTGCGGCAACCATTAGTTACTGACCTCCCGGATTGTCATATTGAGTGCCCGAAAGAGCCATTTTCTTATTTGATTTTACTTGATCTTCCGGGTTATTAGTAGCAACCAGATTCTGCAATTGTTCCGGCGAAGGTAACGCAGCTGTCTGAGGAAATGTAGAAGCCATATACATTTTTAAAAACGCACCTGGATCTAGTGCCGGTGCGTCACGGCGAACATCCCGTTCCCTAAGTTGTTGTTCTCTTAGAGTCATTAGCCGAGATTCTGGAATGCCACGCTGGGCGGAATGTTGTTCGAAGCAGGTGCGTTCAGCATCGAATACTGACCGCCGTAGTTAGGCAGATCAAATTCGGCCGGACGCTGACGACTCAGATACTCTGCGCCTTCGTCACCCTGTTGGGTCAGATTTTGGATATACGAGAGGAACACATCGATCAACGAAGGGTCTTGCAGAATCGCCGAAACAAGCTCTTCGATTTCTTCTGCGGCAGCTTCATCAATGACGCCAGCCTGGAGACGTCGCTCCAGTTGCACTTTCATCTCAGGTTGAGACGTATCAGGATACGCATTAAGCGACCGAGTCGGCTGCGTCATCATGCCGTTGCCTTCCATGCCAGGCATCGGGGGCGCAGCACGGTAGTAGTTCTTGAGCACCGTGGCGACCATAGGAGTCGCAGCGGCACGCTCAGCCGGAGTCCGGGGAACAGGTAAACCCAGGACGCGAGCCGCTAATTCGTAATCGGAGTCAGAGAACATGAACTAACGGCTACGTCTTCTAGTTCCATTTTAGTACGAAGCTTCAAGATTTCGCCGGGTTGCACCTCCAGTACGATGCAGATTTTCTCCAGCACTTCTGGACTCGGAATATAAAACTCGTCCGAACAGATGTTGCGCGTCGTTGTCGGCGATAGGTCAGCTAACTTGCTGAGTCGGAAAGACGAAATCCCACGCTCGGTCAGGATTTCGTCTAACCGATTAACTAAGCGTCGTTCTGACGGACGAGAACTGTAGAAGGGCACAGCCGTTATTTAACTAATAGCTGTATCCTATCAAGCTAGAAACCTAAATTTTTAGCTCGTACGAATTCCAAGTTGTACGTGGTTAGACAGGGCGGGAACGCGGGGTTGTTAAACGGGTTTTTGTAGGGCTTACCTTCGATGTGTCCCTGCCACGCCTCGGACCATTTGGCGTGCATGTACGTTTTGTTGAGCTCATGGGCCATGTGGATTTTGTTGGCCAGCTCAGGTTCCGAGCGCCAGGTCTGCGATCCGTCAGCGTAGGAGCCAGTCAGCTCACCGTGGTAATACGGCACACCAACTGACATGACTCGTTTGAAGTCTTCGTCATGCTGGAACCGCATACCCCAATCGAGATCTTCGCAGTAAGCGGGGTATAGATTTTCGTCAAACAGACCGTACTTCTGGACTGCCCAATCCTTCAACAGGAACACGTCCCAAGCGCCGTTGTCTCCGTGTACCACGCCAACTTCAGGGTCTTGGGCTTTCTCGTGCATTGCTTTGAGAAAACCTGGAGTGAACATGACGTCATGGTTTACGATGAGCCAATACGGCGCATTCATAAAGCACTTGATCGTCAAGTTCCAGTAGCCCGAACAGCCGATGTTGGCAGGCAGGTGGCAAACCTTGACGTTTTTGATGTATTTGTGGGGAATTTTTTTAAGTGCGTCAAGCTCCTCGGTGATCTCGTCGCGTCCGTTGTTATTGAAGACAACGAAGGTGTCTACAGGGTAGTCTATGCTATAAAACAGTCTATAAACCCAATGAGGTGAGTTTACAACAGCTGTGCTAATAATCGGAAGCATGAAGCTTTAAAAGCTTCCGGTATATTAGCAGTTAAAATTTAATCTTTGAAAAACGACGTATTGTGTCATCTTCAGTACGGACTTTACTAAAGTAAGCAGCAGCCATAGAGATGGCCTGAGTAACGCTGTTGGAGCGGCGCTTCTTAATTAGACCGAGGTACTCAGAAGCAATGAACAAAGCAAAAAAGGCCAAGGTCTCATAAGAAACCTTGACCCCGAGGATGGTGATCATGATTAGGTTAAGTCACGTGTTTTTAGTATATGGTCTTAAAGTGAAAAAATACAGAAATCAATAAATTGCCCGGTATCGCTTAATGTGGTTGGGCTGGCAACTGTGTAAGTTGCTATTTCAAGCGCAGTAGTAGATTTACTCCAAATAACCGGCAATACGGTTGCTGAACCTAACATATTTAAGCTTACAGAATATTGAGCGTCTGACGCAGGAACGGTAAATGCAATTCTATACCGACCAACGGCAGTTCGTGTGATAGAGGTGCTTCCGGTGGGTTGCAAGTATCTTGTGTCAGACAAAGTTGCATCTGCTTTGAA